CACGGAGGTCTTGATTGAGTTATAAATGGCGGTAGCGCCAGCTATAAGCGTAAAAGGGTCCATTAAATCCGTCCTTGGGCAATCCTAAGAGCATTAACGATGTGGTCATCATGCATATTAAGCATAGGTTTAGTGGAGTTATCTAACTCTTTTTTGGCAGCCTTAAATAATTTATCCACTTCCGGAATACGGCCACCCGTTGCCCGCTTTGGACGGTCAACAAACCCGCCCTTTGCCTTGGTAATGTCGGGATTTGATGGGTCAAAATGACCACTATTGCCCGTGGCAGATTTGATTTGCCGTGGATCATAGACAGCTAAATTCTTAGCGCCCATTTCATGCACATAGAAACTGTCGTGGCCCAAATCCTTTATTATTTTTTGTTGTTGAGGGTCTTCAATAAAATCAAACCCGCCTCTGGTATGAATGTAATGATGCATTTGGTCCGCCTCTTCAGGGGACCATCCGGGCTGCCTTTTAACAACCTCTGACATCAATGCGCTTACATGATCAGGATTTTCGTAATCCCAAGGATTCTTGGCTGAAACATGTACAGGCATTATATTTTGCGCTGATTCGCCGGGGTAATTGCCTTCTATGTGACTGCTATCCCTGTCATGGGCAAAGACTCCTGCAATTTCAGGATTAGGCGAAACAAAATGGAACCGTTGCGGGCGGAAAAGAGGATGCGACCTACCCTGACCAAACACGTCAAAGTTTTTGTTTGTGCCGTGGTAAAATACCCTTGGATTGCCTTTTTCATCCTTAATTGGCTTGAAGGCTTCTAAATTCTTTTGTCTTTTAGGATCATTGTGGGGAATAAATCCATCAGCATCATTATCTACCCGACCACCTTCTTTGCGTTGTTGAGGCTGCTGGTTATTGGCAGCAACAGCAGCACGGCGGTAAAAGTTAATGGTAGCCTTGTCGGTAAAGTCCAACAATGCTTTAACTTTTTGCCAGCTTGTTTTTGCTTCTTTATGGGTTGCAATATCCCTTGCAAGCTGCATTGCAAACTGAGGGTCTTTGCTATTAAACATTTGAAGCATTTTTAATGCTCTACGGTCAGCAAAAACCTGACGTATATAACCTAACCCGCCACTAAGGGCAGTTATTGTGCCTAATTCTGGGCTGAATGCACCACGGTAAGCCGTATGCAACATAACGTCGAATAAACTCCTGTCGCCCATTCCCAAAATTCTACCAAGGAATGTACGCGACTCAGGAGTACTCATTAAAATATTGTTTACATGCTCTTTCTTGAATGCTTGGGCAACATCCAAAGCATTGCTAAACCGCTCATAGTTGCTTGGACCCACCTGAGCAGGTGCGCCTTTTGGGCGGAAATTAAGGATTTCTTGTAGCAATTGGCGGTTATCCGCATTTTGCAACACCTTGTTCCAGTTTTTGTAACCCTGCTGCCCTTGCCCAAGGGTTTCTTTAATCTGGTGCAAAACACCTGCTTGGTACAATCCTTTTTCTACATCGTCTAAATTATTCCAGCGGCCAAGAAAAGCCCGTCTTTTTGATGGATTTGTTTGATACGCCCCATCAGAAATAAAATTCATTCCAGCCGTAATTGCGTTGCCTTGGCTACGAATGTCGCCATGAGCATCTTTGGCCGCCTGTAACTCATTGGGCAGCCCTTTTTGGGTAAAATATTGATCAATGCCTTCCTTAATTTTTTTGGCATTTAACTGCATTGTTTCATCGTTGGACTGATACAATTTTCTTTGTAATATATCCAAAAATTCTAAAGGAGCGCCCTTTACCGTTCCATTATCTCCAACATAACCAAAATTTTTATACGTTCCATTCTGATCTTTTGTTAAAAATGTAACGGGGTTTTCTCCACGATTCTCCAATCGTGAATTGTATAATTCCTGAGCATCAAAAATTAAATCTGGATTTTTTTGCCCAACTTTTGTCAATTTATCAAAAATAAGATCGTTATTAACGGCTTTGTGGTCATCATAGGTTGGTTGAACCAAACGGTCCCATGCGCCGTCTTTGACTTCATCCGCAACGCTGCGAAGTTTGTTCGCTGTCGGAGCCTCAGTAATATCGGCTGGAAGGCCATTAACTAAACGATGGGCATTTAAAGCATTAACGGATGCTTCATCCTGCATATCATTCAATATTCTTGTTGCCGTCATATCCGCCGTATCAGAGGCACGACCAACATTGCCAACCAATTTTTGCACTTCGGCGCGGACTTTTGGATTTTCCAACGACGAATTTTTAATAAATGCCCGCACAATGTCCGACGGTGAATCAGACAATGCTGAAGCACTTGTAATAATTGAATCGGATGGGCGAACACCATCACGCATTTCTTGTTCAACAATCGCCTTAATATTGTCCTCTGAAAGCCCGCCCAATACGCCAAGTTTGCTTAATCGTGAACCTTCGCTGACAAGTTTATCATATGCCGCCATGTTGCCGGATTTTAGACCAACAGCCCCTAAAGCCTGATCGCTAACACCCAAGGCGGAGCCAACGGAACCTAATGGACGTGAAAGCGTTTTCTCTGCGGCAAACGGCGAAACCAAAGCGCCACCTATACGGGCGATGCCTTCATAAGGTGTGCCTTCGGTAGCCTGTCCCGCAGCTTCAGAACCTGCTCCAGCGATAGCCGCCGTACCAAGCTTCTTAATAGCGGAACCTTCGCCGCCAAGGATAGTCGGGACAAATTCACCAATGGTATGAGCATATGCGCCACCACGGCTTTCAGGTTCATAACTAGCCCCCGGCAAATACTTCTTGGCGGCAGCTTCCGTCACTTCACTGCTAGGCAATGGGCCGACCCAACCACGGTTAGGAGATTGGCGGGCCTCTTCTACGGCTTTCCAGTCTTCGTCAGCGGTTCCTTCCGGCAGATAGCCGTAATTCTCTAACGCCTTCTTGCCGTAATATGTACCTTCTTCTTTTAAATAACGTCCAGCACGGGCGATATCGCCGGGTAGGCCAACAATTTGAGCAGCGCCCAATTCAATGCCGGAACCAAGACCTTTTGCAACATCAGATGCAGTCGTATCTTTATACTGTTTGGTTTTTGTTTCTTGTTCTTTTTGTTGTCTTTGGGCAGTTACGCCAGATGGCTCGTCCAAAGAAAATGAACTTGCAATATTATCAGGGGCTTTTTCCGGCGCAGCACCAGCGCCTCCAGAAGGCGCTTTGCCCTGTGAGGCTACGTGGCTGTCTAATGAAAACGAACCCAATAAATCTTGATTATCCATTTTATTCTCCAGCGCCGAAGACCGAAGACATATTCTTCATACCAGTCAAATCATACGATATTTTGTCAAATTGTTCTGGCGTCAAGAAACCATTTTGGAACATAGAAATTGGTGTTTCATAACGGCCAGTTTCTGGATTCTTTATCCATGCACCATCAGGCTTGCCACCTTCCTTCTGGTGGGCATTCATTAGTTTGTAAATAGCATTTTGAACTTTGACTTGGTTCTGACGTGGATTGACCGCATAGAAATGACCTGTCATGTCGCGGTCCTGACCGTCAGACTCCGCCGCCAATTTAGCAATCGTATTGGCATACATTTGTTTCGTATGCGCTGCGGTAAATTGGTTAGCGGCCAGCTTCTGCATTGTTGGAAGATTCAAACCAATGCTAGGCAAGGAAGCGGCGGTTGTTTCAAGCCACTTAGCTGCACGGCTTTCAGACGTTTGATTTGCGGCGGCAGTCGCGAACTTATTCATAATATCCACAGCCGACATTGAATCTGTCAAACCAAGATCAATACCAACAGCCCTTGCAGCATCATTTAAACCAGCAATTGCGGCATAACGAGCCTTACCCGTTAAACCCGGAGAAAGAGGTCCACCCTGTGGCATAACATGAATTGCATCCATAACTTCTTTATAAGGAACGATATTATCCGCAGCAGCACGGGCATCTTGTCTTGCCGCCTGAACTTCAGCTTGAGATAATTCATAATTCTTTTTCGCCAACTCAGTTTGCATGGGCATAGCTGCCTTTGCCTGATGGGCAAGCATCGTTATATTAGCAGCAGCGGTTTGTTGCGCCTGTGGATTGTCGGAGAAATCAGGCACATAGGTTTCGCCGCTATATGGCTGTTTCATTACAATCTGTGCGGTTTTTCCGCCAACGCCACCAGCGCCGCCCTGAACGTTTGTCCCGCCAGCTTGACCATCTGCGCCTTGAATACCAGTAAGAATGATTGGGTCGTCCGGAGTGCCTGTGCCAGAAACAATAGAATACCCAAGGCCCATTGGCTGAATGCGTTCTTTGGCTGTTCTTGCACCAGCTTCAATGCCCTGCGACCGTTGAAGCGCAGACTCAGATTCATTCCGCATCGTGGCACGTTGCTGATCCTGCTGTGCAAGGATTGTATTGGCGTAGTCGTGCCCTGCACGGGCAAGGTTAGAACCAAAATCACCGCCAGCAAGCAAGTTAGCACCGAAATTTAATGCAGCTATTTGACGCATATCGGCAGGAGGCGGTGCGTTGTACCATTCTTTAATGCCGGGGGCGACATCACGTTGCCGTGCAATAGGCGTTGCCGATGCGGCTGGTGTGGCCTCTTGACCTTTGTCAGCAACATTATCTGCGCCTTGATCCACAGCAAATGATTTGGCAGGATCAATCGGCTGAGTTTTTTCGTATGGCTTGGTATACGTTCCCGATGCCTTCCTTAATTCTGCCGCTTTTGCAGGAGCGGCATCATACGGTCCAGCATTTTCCATAGAACGATACTTTGGAGCAACGTAATTTGGGTCAGGAACATATTGTGGTTCTGTAGCAGCTTTAACCACCTCTTCAGCCTTTGGTGCAATATATTCATCAGCACTTTTTACTGCGCTTGAAATGGTGCTACCTAGCTGTTGCAAAGGTGTTTTAAATTTGCTTTCAACAACAGGCGCTGTGGCCGTTGTTAGCTTGTTTTTTGAAACCTGTGCATTGTCGTCTGGCTCATCCCAACTATGGACAACTGGCGTTTCATCAGCAGAAATGCCAACGCCTGTTTGAGCATGGATACGTCCACCTTTAGCGGAAGGAAGAACGCCTTTTGCTGCTAACGCTTCAAGTTGTGGATTCAAAACACCAGCGCCAGAACCCGCATAATCAGATGCCGTTTGAGCAATATCTTCGCTTGTAGGCATGCCATATTGCATATGGAATGCAGCATAACCACCATCTGCATAATGGTGTTTATGATGGGCATGGATTAACCCGCCACGGGCATTGTTGCCACCGCCACCTTCGCCGCCACTATCTTCATGCTCTGCAACAGATGGGCCAATACCACGGCCACCCAACGAACTGCCGGATTCATTCGAACTATTATCAGTTTCTGAAACAGTACGATCCAATGAATTATTGTCAAACATCCCGCCTTGGCCTGTAGCAGAAGTAGACGGTGCAGCACCACCAAACAACCCACCAGCCGTAGTTGATGAATTTTGAGAAGGCGATGGGGTCGCGTTATTGTCAAAAAACCCTGTTGGTCCAGTCGCGGATGTCGACGGAGATATTTTGTCCCCCGCTAACCCAAGGCCATATCCGGCATTACCAATACCGCCTTGGTCAGTAAGGCCAGAAACACCAGACACGCCACTTGCAAGAACGCCTTTTGATGCAGCATCCGCAACGGCATTGGCTGCATTTTCGCGTTGCTGTACATTTTCAGGTTGATTGGAAAGGCTTGGCGCTTCTAATGTGCGGGTTGGTATATCCAAACCTTTTTCATTAGCAGCCCGCATACTTGCAATAAAATCACGGGAAACACGGTCATATACTGATCTTGCAGTGTCAGAAATATTGTATTTGTTACCAGTGACAGCGGCCAACGCTTTGTCTTCGTCTTGAACTGTTTTTAACGCATCAAAAATAGTGCTGTTTGGATTTTTAATAATTGCCGCAGCGCCAGCTAAACCAAATTGGTGCGCTAGAGAAAGGTTTTCAGCAGTAGCGGGAATGCCTCTTGCTTCAAGGCCAGCGGCATTTTGTTGCCCAAGAGTTGCTGCACCATATGCAGAGGACACAACATCACGTGGGTCGACGCCCATTGAAGCCGCCGTTCCTTTTGTAAATTGAGCAAGCCCTTGTGCGCTAGATTCTCTGCTTGTTGCGTCCGGATTAAATCCGCTTTCTTTATACAATTGACCACCAAGATAACCTGCTGGCAAACCATAAGCAGCATTTAAATCGCCAAGGTTAATAGTTTTGCCAGATGAGTCAAGTTTTGAACCCGCTAAATCGGCAGATGGTCCGGTGTTTTGATCCAAGGCGGATGTTGAAGCAGGAATCCCGCTGTATCCACCATAATTATTTACTATTTGGTCAGAAGCCGGATCATATGCGACATACCCGGTTTTTGCCATTTCTGGCCCCATCGAAGACACAACGCCCGTATAATTTGGATCATAAGGCGTTTTATTTACATTGGTTGTTCCCTGCAACGCTGCTGCAATTCCACTCAATAAACCACCTAATGGACCGCCAGAATTAAACGCTGAACCCGGACCACCACCAGCATCATAAGGGCCATAACCACCGCCGCCTACAGGGCCGTTGCTACTTGTGTAATCAGGGGAATACGCGGCATTGCGAGCAGTTACCCCCCCTTGATCTTGACCACCATGCCCGCCAGTTGCGGCAGCAACAACTCCCGGAGCGGAAGATGTGGTGGCCGTTGTGGCAGTTGGAGATGTCGCGGCGGCTGGCGTCGTGGCTTTCCAAGGAGGTGTAGCGCCTTGGAATGATTGTTGATATTTACGATACAATTGTTGCAGAACATCATACGGAGCGCCCGCAGCGACTGCATCATTATAATCATTGTATGCTTGAGTTACGGGGCTAATTTGAACCGAACCCGCATCTGCATAAGCAGCACGACCGCCAGACGCCCTATCAACGCGACCGCCATCTTTTAAGCCAAAGAGACTTCCAAAGCCGGAAGTAAGCGCACCAATGCCAGCCGACGCCGCAGAATATGGATTGGAAGCAGAAACTGCGCCGGGATTGGAAAGACCACCAAGAATGGATAAGCCACCCAACAAGCCACCAGCGTTACTGACCGTAGGCGAATAACCAGTTGTCGTCCCACCCAATGCCGGGGCAGCACCAGATGCCAAGCCAGCGTAGTAGCTGAGTTGTTGGTAAGGAAATGCTTGTTGGTTCATGTATTGCTGATAAGCAGTCGATAGACCAGCCTGTTGCTGTTGCTGTTCTGCCGTACCGTATCCGTACTGAGCCTGAGCCTGTTGCAAGGCGGCTTGCTGACCCTGTGTGCCAAGGTTTGCAAGGTTAAGACCTGCATTGGTCATCAAGTTACGATTTTGCAACTGAGTAGCAAGGTCTGTTTGCTGTTGCTGGTTAAACTGGCCCTGAGCCTGTGAGTAACCTTGCCCAAGAAGGTTAGCAATTGTTGCATTGTTTGCTAGACCTTGTTGGCGGGCCAATTCGGCCTGAGCAATACCAGCACGGTCGCCACCAAATGCGCCCCGTTGGATCGCATTGCCCAGCACTTGTTGCTGTTGTTGGGCATTGGTTTGGTTAATATTGGCAACAGCAGAACCCACTACATCATTAAGATATGGATTCATGTATTGATTAACAGCGTTCTGCGAAAACTGTTGCATCTGCAATGGGCTAGCCGCAGCACCTACCAAATTAGTTGCAGCAGCAAAATTAGGTTGCGTATAACCTTGCAACCCAGCGATTGATTGCCCAGCCTGAGCTTGATTGGGCGTCATGGGGGCTAACAACCCGGCGTTATATTGCGAGTATTGCGCTGAAGTGTCAGGCGTATATTGCGGATATGGTTGATTAGACTGCGTTGCTGCGCGGCCAAGAATGTCCGTTAAAGCATTCTGTACGGCTTGCGGCGCTTGATATGTCGTCGAAGCCTGTGAACCAAACAACCCGCTGCATAATGAACCCATAGCCCTAAATCCTACTGTACGTGGTTATCAGGTTTTTCATTTACGTGATTGTAAATGAAGAACGCACCAGCTTTACTCATTTGACGTTCCAACAGTTTAATTTTTGCTTCTGTCCGAACGTTAGAAACAATACCCATCAAAAGGGGGATGCCCACCTGATCAGAGTAGTTTTTGGCAAAAGAAATTAACGATTTTGCCCTTGTAGAACGACGATATTTAGGCGCAACAAAGTTAAAAACGTCGTTTAAGCACCAAGTCTTAGCGTACCAAAGCTTGTCAATAACAAGGCAAACAGCCGCCTCCAAACCTTCTTCACCGTCGATAACGCCAATGATGCCATTTTTGCCACTTAATACGTTGGTTACCATGTCCCGAACGGCATCATAGTCCATTTCAAATAGACCATTTTCTTCATGCATTAAAGCAAGAAGAACCATAATATCATCAGCATCTTTAAGAGTAGCTAATCTGACGGGATAATCCATCAATCTCTCCTTGGTCCCGGCAATTTGCTAAGAGTTTTAACAAGGTGCTTACGGACGCCTTTTACGAAATTGTCCAGATAATCATGTCCTCTTTCCATATCGCCATTACCCAATCTCTTAACATCATCAGGGTGAATGACGTATTCGCCGCCAGCAGCAACGATAGGAACTGGGCGGTATTTGCCCGACATTACAGGGCCGCCATCAGCTTTTTGAGCAGCGTTAATTTGCCCTAAATTTTGAGTGTTAAACATTTTTTGCATAGAGCCATACTCATCCAAGCTAGGCTTAGGCAAAGCTGAGAATTGCGGGGTTTTTGCACCAACACCAAATGGGCCACTGCTAAACATATTGTTGATCAGCTTAGTACCAGCAAGCGTATTGCCTTCGCCCAATCCGGAAACAATATCTGCTGGTAACACATATGAACCTTCAAGCACGTTCATAGGAATATGGTCAGTACGCCCACCAACTGCCATAGTAATAGGACCAACATGGCAAGGGGTCGCCTTTTCACGGGCAATTTTATCAGCCTGTCCAGCCGCTCCGCCAGAAGCCATTTCAGGCGTGTATGTAAGTGGGTTTTTGCCCGGTGTCTCATATGCACCCCGAATAAATCTTTCCCCGCCAGACATATCCGCAGGTTCCCAAATACGTGCAATATAATCAGGATTAAGTTTGCTGGTATCTGCGCCTACACCAAGACGGCGCATTTGACCGCCACCATGTTCTTCGTTTGGCTCAGTATAATAGATAGCTTGCTGTAATTTGCGGCCCGGAAACAATTTACGGGCCTCGCCCAAAGAACCCGGACGCATATCGTTGGGATCATTGTTAAGAAATTCACCCGTATCACCAGCTTCTTTAGATGCGGGTAAATCAGGTTGGCTTTGAGATTGTGCCGACATGTGGGCGCGACCCTTAGATGCGGCGGCATCTTTGGGGATAATAGGCGATGTCATATGCGCCCGACCCGTGGATGGAATCATGCCACTGGTAATTAAAGGAGCGTTGTCGGAACCTCCACCCTCATCCGGACGTGGGCGATAAGGACGTGCAGATGGGTCTAACGCCCTCACAGCCCGTGGATCAGAAAGCTGCGACCCGCCGGATGGCTGTGTTGTTTCCGTTCCATCGTCATCCAAACCAAGCATTGTGCGCTGCAACGGATCAGTAACCTGTTGCGACGACCTACCTGTTGCAAAAGACGGCATAGGCACATTTGTCTCTGGCGGCGTATACATTGGTGGGCGGGACTGACGCTGCGGGTAAACAGGCATAGTCGAGGCATCGCCTACACTGGGCTGGTCAGAAAATATTTGTCTATCTGGATATTGTTGCGTGGACTCATAAGGACCAGCGCCGTAACCCCTTGAACCATATGTTTGGTTAATATTTCTATTAATTTTTACTGCGTTTGCAGGAGAGTAACCAGAAAAATCTAATCCAACACCATAATTTTCATTAGGCGGCGATATTCTTCCATATGGCCCAAATCCGGCTTGAGCCGCACCCGGATGGTCAGGATACCGTTGTATCCGATTAGGATTGCGGGGCGATGGCGGGAAACCTAAAGCACTGAATGCAGAATTGTAAAAATCCTGCATACCCTGTGGCGGGACAAGGGTAGACGTATCCGCCTGTTTTGCAGGGCCATTCATGCCTAATTGGGCAAAAATCTTTTGATACAGCTTAGGGAGCGACGGCAGGTATGAGCCTCCGTTGGTTGGATCGTCTTCATTGCCGTACATGTCGCTCATCGTAGCCTCCGTAATTCCATAGAATTACACTAAAATTTAAAATTTCGATAGTCCTGTTAGGTATATGTCAAGGAAACAATTGACCCCGTTCCCGTCACAATTGTAAGCCCCGTCGCAAACGGTATCTGTATTTGGTATATACCAATCCCCAAAGAAGACGGGATAGCGTAAATCCTGTTACCCGTCAGTGAACCGGAATTATTGGTATCGTAAATGTAACCAGTCGTAGAACCTGCGGCTATGACGGAAATTGTCGCCAACCAGCCGGATGAAGATTTTATCACCTGAGTGGTAGCGGCTGCTATTTCTTTGGTGTTTTTGGAACCGTAGTATCCCGTCCGCAAACCGTCGTAGTTTGCTATGGAGTTAAGGGCTACAACACCATTTTTCTGTGCTGACAAAATATCGTCTAAGGATGCCATTAGTATTTCCCATCCGCACTTGCGCGGTAGCGTATGCCGCCAAGCCGCCAGAATGTGCCTACGTCTTGTGATGAAATATTAACCGCAATCAAACGCGCCCTGATACGGCAAGAAATATATTCCGTTGCCTGTGTCATTGGAAATGTGGCGGAAAACACGGAATTGCTTGGGAACCCTGAATACGATCCAGTCGTAACCGTCGCATCGCCCGGATAGTTGGTCCAGTACAAAGTTACGTACACGGTAGCGTTTTGGTTGCCAGAATACGTACCCCATTTCATGTCAGGCCAAATCTGGTCCACAAACATGATCTGGTCGCCTTCAGCAATGCTGAAGAAGCCCGTTTGCATGGAGGATGCCATAGCGGTCGTGGTGTTACCAACCGCCGCGTCATTACCTATTTCGTGCTGATATAAGTAGTTATCAGTGCCAGCACCAATGGGAGGCCCAAGGACAGATTGATCAATCCAAGCAGAACGACCCAAAGAGCCAAAGTCCCATTGGTTGAGAACCGTATTGTATTTAACATAGGAATCATTTTCTCCGTTTCCGTTTGCGGAAGGGTAGAACCACATGATTTCGTTAAACTGTGAATTAGGGGCGCAACGGATATGCTGTGTATAAGGGATGCCATTGCCATCATTTCCTGATTTTAAATTTTGGAAAATAACGTCCCAGACAGGGCAAGGCAGCGGCTTAGGGCCGTCACCAGCATTAACAAAGAACTGTTTCTGGGACATCCAATAGATGACGTTACCCAATTGACCGACGCATTTACGGCTGATTGCACCACAGTTGGAGCCGATTTTGTTGAATCCGTACACCAATGGCGCACCGATATACTGCATGGACCAAAGGTCTAAGTCAGTCCAAATTAAACCCTGTTGCGGACCCTGCAAGCACGTAACAATCTTGGAACCCTGCGGAATACGGTAAGAACCCGCCTGATTAGTGGCTGTTCCTATCCACACAGAACTATCGCCCACATCAGACCAGCGGATCAATAATGGATCAGGTTGCAAGGTAAACGAAGACCCCCAAGCAACAACCTGCCGCTGTGGCATCGCCACAAAGCATCCGTCATTAACCAATGGTGCTTGTCCACCAACGATCTGAGCGTTTTGCAACGCCCCAGAAGGGGACCAAAAATAAATAGCGCCGCCCGTAGGATTGGCAATTAAATTTTCGCCAAAGTTGTCCAAAGACCAGTCTGTTGCTGTAATAGCCGTACCGGGTACGGATGGTTGTGTAGTTCCAAGACCGAACCCGCCTGTACCAAATCCACCAACACCAAAACCTGTTCCCGTAGGTTGCGGGCCAATTGCGATATAAAAATTGGAATTTATGTTACCGCTATTAATAGATGTCGGGCCAGCAGTTGATGTGGCGCTGTTCGCGGCGGAAAAAGTAAATGTGTTCGCATTTGTTACGGAAGCAACAATATACAAACCAAACAAAGTTAACCCACCAACGGTGGTAGAAACACCAACATAAAATTGCGACCCTACGGAGTACCCGTGGTTATTTAACACTGCGGTTACAATGGAAGAGCCACTGATCGTTGAAAAGGTATAGGATGCGCCCCCATTGGTTACCGTGGATGTGGCGGGGGATGCTGCGGTAATTGTATATTGAGTACCAGATGCGGTTTGAAGCAGATAAGACCCCGTAAGGACTATGCCACCTACCGCCACCGGAGTAACGTAATTTACGTAATCCAGAACCGAAGCAGTTATGTTGGAATCAATGACCGTAACGGTTGTCGATCCCGAAACCGTGGAAAAATTAGGGGCGGTATTGGTTACAGATGTCTGCGGGGTGATATTAACGTTATTATTCCCAGTCAAAACGTTAAGGGATGATTGCGCCCCTACGGCCAAATGGTTGACCGCGTTAAGGTCCGCCCAGCCTTTTAACGCCCGAATCGTAGAAGAATAGGCGGTGTTAAAATATGTGACCCATCCGCCCAGCTTCTGAACAAGGCCAAGGTTATTGCGGTCCGGCATGAACCGGACAAGATTTGTGGAAGAAAGAGCCGCCTCATTGAGGGTCGGCGTCTTAATTACATCAACACCCGGAATTAATTTAAGTGTTGCGTGGGCCATCGCTTACCCCCTTGGCGGTGTAGCAATAGGCGAAGGAGATTGCGAACCCCATGCGGAAGATTGAAATTTTTTTCGATACTCCTCTACCATCGCACCTTTAAGAAGCGTTTGGTACTGCTGTTCCCAATTGATAGGCATCTGCGGATCAGCGCCAGTCGTGGAGAAGTTACGCTGAAACCCGCCCACGTAAACCATGCTGGCGGCTATAAATAGGTCCGGTAGATAAGTGGAAATAAACGTAGTCGTATTGGTCGCCGACAGGGACGACGCATGAATCGTCCCCGTCAACGTCAGTGGATAAGATGAGTTAGGATACGGCCCAAGGAGAATATACTGGCTTGTATTTCCAGTCGTGGCCGAATCGCCTCCATAAACAGCGAAGACACTTGGAACTCCTGCACTTGCCGTGCTGTTGAATACGTTTTGAATGTACTCCTTAGCCACGGGGGCCAAGGGAGTCAAAACCCCGTTATTGTTAACTTGAATCGTCTGAAGCGTAATAAACGCCGCAGTTGGTATCGTTAGGATATTTACGTTTTGAGTCGTAGAAAACGAAGTGTTATCATAAACTTGAGCGGACAAAAAATCCAGATCACGTTGCATCCGCAGTTCCGCGTAAGAAATTGCTTGGGGCAAAATGATCTGGAAATTAGTGTCAGTTGTAGGGACAACCGCCAAGGTGGCGATCTGTTGAACATATGACGAATATGTAAGGCCAGTTGTCATAAGTCATCCTTATTGGGCGGGCTGCTCTTCCGTTGGCGCAGCTTCAACAGGTGCTGGGGCGGGAACAACAGCAGATTCAATCTGTGGTTTTGCTTGACCATGAAGAAGCTGGATCAAATCAGCTACTTCCGCATAAACGCCAGCACCAAGATGCTTCAATACGGTGTTAACGTGGGCTACGGTCAACTTTAGTTCAAGTTCAAGATTTTCCATTATGTTCTCCTAAAATGGTGGTTTTTGAGGCTGTACTTGTGGTGTAGATATCTGGTTAATTTGAGCGGCAATAGCTGCTTCAACCCCCGTTATACTGATAGATTGTGATACCCATTGGAACGCCATTTCCTGTGTAATGTCCGCATATGGAACAAATTCCGCAGGATTTGGTGTTCCTAATTGTACTGTACCAGAACTTGATGAGGTAACCAAGCCATTCGTACCTGTGCAAACCCAATTAATGGCCGTAACCACATTGGTCAGGCCATCAGAGGATGGGTTTACGACAAATTGAGGAAACTCCCACGTATATTGCATTAAGCATACCCTACCAATCCGGCCAAAACGGTATAGGTATTGGATGCCGTTTTAATAATTGCAAAAGTGTAAATATCCAATGCACTTGCGTTGCCAGACCCCGGAGCAACCAAATTTTGCCACTTAGGCGTGATAGACGTGCCATCTATGGTAAATGCGGATGCATAATAAGGCGTGGATCCATTGGTATTGATAAACACACAAGTTAGCGCCTGACCCGTAGCCAATATGGAATTAAATGTATTTGACCCGTTACCACGGAAATTTAATGTAAAATTGCCACTGGCATTTGTTGTGTAATACAATACAGACTGCGTAAGAACGTCAAAGTTGATTGTTCCGGTCGCAGACGTTGCGGTAATAGTTGCAGGTTCAGCCGCATTTTGTATAATGGCCGCCAAGGTAGATGCCGAACCACTTAATGTAGCGGTGGCATTGAAGGCTGATGTTCCATTAAAGGTGGACGTGCCGCCAACAACCAGATTGCCTGTAAGGGTAAGAGCCGTAACAGAATTAATAATTCCATCATCCGCCTTCTTAATATTGGTTCCATCTGAATAAAGTAAAATGCTAAATCCTTGTGGCGGTGCAACCGTAGTACCCGCTGCTGCATTACTGCCGTTATTTGACCCAACCGTTACCGTATAAGCACCCGATGTGCTATTGGTAACAACCCACATACCAGCCACATTTTGCGGGAAAAGAACCGTTTGGTTGGCCGCCAACGAACCCGTTAAATTAATCCGCATAGCCTGAGATGTGGACCCGGCTGCTGTAGCACTGGGTGCTGCAATTAAGGTATAAGTGGGCGTTCCGCTGGTGCTGACAGATACGCTTGTCGTGTTGCCAAACATCTGGTCAAGGATGGTGGCATTATAGTTAAGCGGCTGATCCCACGTCGGGGACGTGCTGTTATACGCTGGTTCGTTTAAAGCAAGATTGGTTGTAATACTCATGGTTTATCCACCTTTTGCTCCAAACGATCCCAAATTTTGTTTAACATCATTTCAATGCGATTTAAATGAGCAGTTAAATCATCTTTGCTGACGTATTTTGTTGGCAAATCAACCCGCAAATCATTCAACATTTGACGGTCTTTTTTGGCATCCGCAATGATTTGGGCATAAAAATACCCTACACAAGCAAACCCCGCCGTAATGAGAATATCAACAATTTGCTGCCAGTCTAACGTCATAATTGCACCACAGGCCAAGTAAATGAGGAAACCACCGTAATTAATTCTTCAACAGTTGTAGCATTGGATATTGCCGTCCGATTGGCAAGCGCATCAGCCCTAACCGCAGCACGGTAAGTCGTGGTGGCATCAGGAACCGCCACATTGGTTTCTGCTTTACGAACAATCATCCAATCCGTGGGGAACAACAGGCTATATGCCGTTTGATCCACTTGAGCGGTAAAGGTCGCCTTTAATTGCGTCAGGTCTTTTGGCGACGTTGTATATGTCCCGTCCATGTTTTCTTGAACCCAGTAGAAACGGTCGTCTGGGCGTGGACCCCACGTAATTTCAACAATACCCAGTGCTTCACGCATTTCAGGCGTGGATTCCCGCAGCCAATTTGGAGGATAGTTTGTATCCTCTATGGTAAAGGGCTGATCTATGTTAAGGCGTTGTCCGTTATGAAGAAACATTAAAATGCCCTTTCTAAAGCACGTTCGTCAGACCATCCCCGCCGGACACGATCCTGAATAGTAGGATAAGGTATCCCAGTTTCTTTCGCCCAATCCATCATACACATGGTTTTGCCATTTTTGGATAAAAACTTGTTTTGACGTGTATTACGGGATTGTTCAGCAACGGTGGCCCAACGGCAATTATCTTTGATGTAACCTTTGTTGTTATCAATGCGTTCTAAGGTGCATCCTTCTGGACGTTCACCCATGTCAGCAAGAAAACCTTCAAAAGTTAGCCATTCTTGGCAAATTGTAATGCCACGACCACCATAATTTTTGTAAGCTGCCGTCTTTGGATTAAGGCATCTTGCTTTCATGCCTTGCCATGTTTCATAGGTTGGCGTTCCAACCGCACCATGCGTTTCATTTTTGGCAGCAATCATTTCTGATCGCAAGCACCCGCAAGATTTAATATGCCCAGTACGGACTTCTGACCCACTGGCTTCTTTTGTGTTGCCGCAATCGCATTGAAATAAGTAAATTTTACCCCTGTTGCCCAAACCAATTTCTTGGATGGCAGTCAAGCGGTTAAATTTTATTCCAATCATTGGTTTTACTGAAGCCATGTCAGCGCCCTCTACTATAATTAAAGGGGTTCTCCGCAAAACAAGCGTACACATAAGTTCCGCCAGAAGCATTAAAATCTGCATTGGTTGTTCTAAGTTTAAATCCGTTTGATAGGAAATCAATTGGATATGGCGATGCTTCTGCGGCTGATTGATTGGGAGAAAGAACGTCATTCATGACATTATAAGTATCTCTGCTGGTATCCCAAATATTCCAAGAACCTGTAGAATCAGTTCTCTTAAACATCACCCAACGCGGTCTAAATCCGGTATAACAGAAAGGCCCGTCAGTTGAGCCGTTTCCACTTATGCTACCAAATGCACTGTAGCCAGCTACAGCGGCCCAACAGTAGGCGACCATAGAATTGGTAGATCCGTTTGTATCTGAACTTGTTCCAACACTAAATACGGAAGATGTAGGTAACGTAGAATTAAATTGACCAGAATTAGTTGCTTGAGCATTAGTTAAATTCAAATAAACAACATAATTGGCTCCCGATAAACCAGTATGCCATGTTGCCCAATTGGTGGCCGACGCGCTTCTATTTTTTACAATTACCATGCTTGGAGCAACACCAAGCCCATGCCCCACGGTGGCATTTGCACCGGTTCCGGTGTAACTAACGATAGAAAACCCTGCGGTCGTGTTAGCCGACACGGTGGACGTGATGCTGCCATTGGTGTTGGAGACGCCGCCCCCGCCGCCGCCTTTCCACATCCAACCAACATAAGATTGGTTAGACGAATAATTGGTGCCGTAAGTAAATCCGTTTGAATTAAACGACGTTATGTTTTGGGCGTTAGAGCCTTCTGCATTGGTCAGATTTGAATATAAAATCTTTGATCCGCCTCTTACTGAATCACTTAATGAGTGGTCTTCAGCGGCAGTTCTGTCTTTTGTCCAAACAAAATCAGGTTGGAATGTGGTGCCAATGGTATTGTTTGTGCCATTGTTGACTGTTCCACCCGCAGTTGAACCCGTATAGGTCGTAGCCGCCATATACTGCGCCCCGTTTGCAATGGTAGGCGTAGGCAGGTTGTAGGTGTTCAGTGCATTGAAGCCCGTTGGCGGGGTGTAGGTGAATGGCTGTTGGCCGAAATTCACGTTTAATGTTGTTGTTGCTCCAGTACCACCACCACCACGAACAAATGCGTACCAAGTAGAGCCAGATGTTAAGTTTGTAAATTGAGCATTTGTTCCTGTTGAAGGCACTCCGCTTTCTGACCATGTGCCATTCTTGCCAATCCAAATTTTTAACGCATTCAAATCAACAGCAATCATCATCACATCGTTGTTTGCCGCCGCCGCAAAAATTTGCGTTGCAGTTGCACCATTTTTCTTCGTAATGTTTGGAATCCCATTGTTAAATTGGAATCCCCAACAATTTGCATCACCATCTGGATTGCCGCTGTACAAGTTAAATGAACTATTTGCAAAACCCCCCATAGCATCAGATGTTCCAGCAGATTGAATCCATTCATAATACCATTTGCCAGAAGTCAAACCAATAGAACCAAGTCGTGTTTGTTGTCCTGTACTATTTCCAGTAGACGCATATTGCAAATTACCGTTTGCAGTTCCAGTTGTTGAACTTGCAGTAATTCCCAAAGGATTCAATGTAGCATAATTCGCCACCGACGCAGACGTAACCGTAGGGCTATCCGTCATGCTGTCGTAGGTGCTACCTGCCGTCAGGGAGATGTTGTTAGGCGTCCAGTTGTTGCCATTGCCTGAAGAGTCAGCGACAAGCGTAGTCGTGGATGTCGTGTTACTAAATGGCAGATAGAACCCGTTAGTGCCATACGTGCCGCTGTACTTAGCAGGTTGCCATACGCCGTTGGTGTCATATGTGCCAAAGGAGGATGCTGGAAGGGCTTGGCCGTCAATGAAGTTTACTTCGGCGAGGTAGCCGTCAAAGTAGTTATTTGTGCCGTCGTAATATTGACCAACTAAGCCAGTATTGGCTGTTTTATTAATATTAAGAACAGTATTTTGAGTTGGGTATGTTGCGGTAGAAAATGACGTAATTTGAACGCCATTGACATACATTAATACGCGGTTTGCAGCCGTTGCCTGTGTCGTATCAGCCGCAACTACAATATGATACCAAGCGGATGGATCACGATAAACGGCGGTAGTTTGAAGCAGTGCATTTGATGATGTTGGATAATCACTAAATTGCAAAATATCAGAAGAATTAAATAATATTCCGCCTTGGTTATTGCTTGCGGAATAGCCGTGTTGCAATCCTTGAACTGACCCAAGTTTACCGCGTTTTACCCACCCTGACCATGTGAATTTTTGCCCATTGGTCGAAGTGCCAAGAGTCCTATTCAAATACGCACTTGCAGACGAACGGAAGCGCAAGGACTTACCTACGCTGTAACCACCAGACACACCAAAGCCGTAAGCCTTTGCCGATACTGCTCCACGGGTGATAATCGTTGGCATCCGTCTTATCCTTATGCAAACTTGGTTACTGTGCCAAAGACGGTATACGCAGCCGAACCCGTCTTAACAATGCTAAAAGTATATATGTCAACTGAACTGGCGTCACCTGCTGATGGGGCCGTACCACCCTGCCACTTTGGTGTGACGGATGTTCCATCAATCGTAAAACCTGTCTGGTAATAGGCGGTAGCACCATTGGTCACTAAGAACGCAATCGTAATGGACTGACCCGTAGACATAAGTGTATTTAATGACGTTCCTGAACTGCCGCGTATATTCAGTGTCCAGTTAGCCGCCGCAGATGACGTGTAATACAAGACAGACTGCGTGGTTACGTCAAAGTTAATTGTACCCGTAGCAGCCGTTGCAGATACAGTTGCTACTTCCGCAATGTTGGTAGCAATCGCCGCCAAAACGGATGACGAACCAGAAAATGTCTGTGTGGCGGTAAATGTCGTGGCTGTACCCGGAGCAACATAATCCGTACCTGCCGTAGCCGCCGTGATTGCGCTTGTGCCGTTGCCTTTAAGCACACCAGTAAGTGTTGTGGCACCCGTTCCGCCGTTAGCGACAGGCAATGTACCAGTTACACCAGCAGTTAATGATACCTGACCCCACGTAGGTGCGGAACTTGTCGTGGCAATCAATACCTGACCAGTAGTACCTGCGGCGGTGACGCCTAATGCACTTGTTGTGTTACCGTAAATAACACCGTTGGCAGTAAATGTGGCAGCACCTGTACCACCGTTAGTAACCGTCAACGTACCACTTACGTTGGTGTTGGCCGTACCAAGGGCAAGCGTTCCAAATGCAGGTGCGCTTGATCCCGCAGAAATCAAAGGCTGTCCAGAAGTACCCGCCGCAGAATAGGCATGAGCCGTACCCGTGCCGTATCCAACACCGCCAGCAGTTGGGGTTGCGGTGCTATTCGTGCCGCCCGATGCGATTGGAAGCGTTCCGGTTGTTAATGCGGACGTAGATGTCGCATAAACCGCGCCGCCAGAGGTAAACGACGTAAGGCCTGTACCGCCGTAGGCCGTGCCAAGCGCATTGGTAAGGTTAAGCGTACCAATTGTCACTGTCCCGCCGGATGCAATAGTCATTGCGTCAGTCGCGCCGCTGTTCACGACAAAGTGGACAGCGTTTGCAGTCGTTGTTCCAATTACAAGATCAGCAGATGTTGCATCCAAATATACGTTATTTGCACCGTTGAATGCACCAGAACCCGTGAACCCTGATGAATTCATACCAAATTCACCAAAGTACGTGCTGTTGGTTCCGTTATTATTGGAAACGATGAAGTTAGTAGAAGCAGAGGAACCTGAATTGGTATTTTGCAATACCATTTGGTTGTAACTATTCACCGATGAGGTAAGCGACAAGAAGATGTTAGTGTCAGAATAAGCCAACGTACCATAGGAATAAGCACCAGCATTAAGGGACGATGTAATCGCACCGTTCGCAATGAAGTAGCCAGACGTTGTTGTGCCAGTGATTGTTGGCGACGATGACCATGCTGGAGCAGTGGACGTGCCGCCAGACACAAGAACAGAACCCGTGGCAACATCAGACAGGCGGGAAAGTGCCGTAGTTGATGATGCGTAAAGCAGATCGCCAATGGTATAGGATGCTTGACCTGTACCACCATTTGTGGCGGGAAGCGTACCAGTAACAGCCGTTGTAAGGGAGACTTGACCCCACGAAGGAGCCACGCCCACGCCGCCGGACAATAACACGTTACCCGTTGCTACATCCGCAAGACGGGACAAAGTTGTTGTGCCGGAAGCATAAAGAAGATCACCAACCGCATAAGTCGTAAGACCAGTACCACCGTTGGCAACTGGAACCGTGCCACTAAGAGCCGTAGCAGAAACTTGCGACCACGTTGGAGCAGCAGATGCGCCGCCAGAAGTAAGTACATAACCAGACGTGCCGTATGTAGCGCCGCCAATACCTAATTGGCCAGCCGGGCCAAACCGAAATACTTCAGCAATTGAGTTGCTGCCCGTTGGTGTTGTGTAAATACCCGCATACGTACCCTGCGCCGTATCCGTGAAGTTTTCCGCCGCAGAAAATGCAATGTAACCCGTAGATGCTGTGCCAAATCCAGTCGCACCATAACCACGGGCCGTAAACTGCGCCAAGAAATCGCCGGATTGCGATGCAGTAGGAGATGCCGCTGTGCCACGGGCTTGCCGTGCCGTAAACACACCGTAGACACCAGTACCATAAGCGTCTTGCGTGATGCGGGTATTGGCAGCATTTGCGCCGACAATATACAGGTCCGTACCTGCTGGGAGTGACGCAGTTGGCGTTGTAGATTGGGTGGCAGAAACTATTGTTAAGGTCGTTTGTGGTGTAGCGGTATTTAAACCAAGACGGAAGTTAGTATTGTCCCAGAAAAACTTGCTATTGTTCTGCGTATATACGCCAGACGCTCCCGCAAATACAACCGATCCGGTGGTAAACGCTGTTGCCGTACCCGTGCCGCCATTGCCAACGGGCAACGTACCCGTCACACCCGCCGTTAAGGACAACTGACCAAACGCAGGAGCCGTTGAAGCGCCCGTAGAAAGCAGCGGGTAACCCGTAGTGGATGGCGATATCTGGCCTACGGATGACGTGCTTGCGGCATACAATACCGCATATGCCGTTAATGACGTTAAACCTGTGCCACCATTTGCAACGCCTACCGTGCCAAGGCCGATGGTATTGCCCGTCTTGGTAATTGGCGCAGATACAGCAATGTTACCTGCCGACGATGTCTGTACCCACACAAGGGACGTAGAACCAACCGTAATCGTGCCAGTTGTATTCATCACCCATGAGGTTGAACCCCATGTTGTGCCGCCAGAAACAAATACACCAGCGCCAGTTTCAATGTAATTAGGGCCAGTGCCAACTGTATTAAAGTCAGTTGCGCGGGTCAAAACCCAGTTTGTCGCGCCGGAACCAACCGTAGTAACCGTGTAAATGCCGTTATAAGCGGCAGTCGTCATATCCTTAACAAGGATGCGATCATTCAACGATGCGGTATAACCATCAACCGCAAATGCCGCTTGCGCCCCACTATTGGTCAACGTCGCGCCAACACCAGCAGTTCCGTTGTTGTAAGTTGCAGTTAAATTGGCGGTTGTCGCCGCAGCCGCCGCAGTGTGGTAGGTCGTATTGCTGACCGATGCGACTTGGCCGTCAACATATTGCTTGGTGGACAACTGCAATGCAGAAACTGGGTCTTGCGTAACCGTAACTGTTGTCAAACCTGCCAACGTGGATGCTGAAGCGCCCAGTGAAATTGCGGTTGAACCAATTGTAATGGATGAGTTGGTTAGCCCGGCATTTGGAATTGTAGACACAGCCGTTACTGCGCTTGTTCCATTGCCTACAAGATAACCCGTTAATGTGGTCGCGCCCGTACCGCCATTGGCAACAGGCAATGTGCCGCTTACATGAGTAGTAAGACCAATTTTACCATAAGACGGAGCAACACCGACCCCTCCAGAAATAAGAGCATTGCCAGTAGCCACGTCATTAAGACGGGCCAAGGTGGAAGATGACGCAGCATAAAGAATGTCACCTGTTGTATACGATCCATAACCTGTTCCGCCCTCTGTTTCAGCAAGAGGAGTAGTCAGACCAGTCAGACTGGTAATATCGCTATTTGCGCCAGAAGCAGCCGCCCCAAGATTTGTTCGCGCACCTGATGCAGTTGTAGCACCCGTACCGCCATAAGCTATAGCAATGGCAGTACCATTCCATGTGCCGGATGCAATTGTACCAAGATTGGTTGTACCCGTTGCTGTAAGCGCCGTAAACGTAGCCGCTGCCGGAGTTGTCCCGCCAATGGTAGTACCATTGATGTTACCGCCAGTAATAGCAACAGAACTTGCATTTTGCGTCGCCATTGTTCCAAGGCCAGTAACTTGACCCGATGGAATCAAAATATTGGTATTGGCCGCGGATGAAATTTGCCCTTGCGAATTAATCGCAATTACAGGAACGGTAGATGCTGATCCGTAAGTTCCAGATGTAACACCTGTGGCGGCAATAGAAATTGTACCAGTAGTTGTAATTGGACCGCCAGATAGACCAGAACCTGTAGCTACATAAGAAACAGTTCCTGCGCCAATCATTGAAAGCACTTGTGCAGCAGTCAAATCCAAAGGCGTAGCAGAGGAACCAGTATTGTTCCCTTTAATTGTGTTGGAGGGCATATTTGCCAAATAATTATTGGTCAAATTACCCGTTGTTAAGCCAATCGTTCCAGACGACGTAATAGTGCCGCCAGATAACGGAGATTGAGCGGTAATAGAAGTAATGCCCGTAATTGGGTACGTTTGCTGCGTATATCGCGCAATCTGGTCTACGGTCAGATAAACGGTAGTTCCCGCTTGTACCGCAGGAACTTGGCTACTGGATTGCGCCGATGTTACAGATGGTAAATTGGAAATGGAAACATTTGACATTTACGCACCTGTCTGAACAATTTGTGTGTACTGCGGCGGTATACCAACGGACGCAGTCACTATACGTGTATTTGCCCCCAAAAGTCCACCAGAAGGTATAGCAGAATTGGCTTGATATGTAAAAACGGTTTGCGATCCACTTACTGTAACACTGTACATTCCCATCGCATTATTATCTGTTGTTCCCGTAACTGATACTTGGCTACCAGTTACAAGGTTATGTGCGGAGGAAGTAGTTACTTGGATAGTAGTTGTTCCAAATGCCGTAATAGATGTTACGGGCAAAAGAACATCAAAAACCGTTTGGTTAATGAGCGGCATCAATGCATTTGGATCAAGGTCCGCTGGTTTCCCAATTGGCTGAACCGTAAGATTCTGACCGCTTTCCGTAATCAAATCTACGTTAGCGGGAACAGGAATGCCTGTTTGGGCATTAACCGTAAAGCCGGGTTCCGCCAGATTGCTGGTGTTGTATATGTCATACGAATCAGGGCGGGCGTTCAACACAGGAATTGGGTCTTGTGTAGTCAAAATTGGCTTTAACTGAGCCTGTGGCTTGTCATAGCATTTTTCGCACACCAAAAACCGCAGGTTCTGTAATTGCGGACCCCGGTAATCAAATTGGAATTTCAACGCTTTATGGTTGTAAATAAAGCCGCAACGATCACACCGCCCCCATGCCGATGGTGCGCTTGGATTAACAAAAGCATGGCCGTGGGGACGGTACGCCATGACTACGACACCCTAAAGTAGCCAGAAAGTCCGGGCATGATATACAAGGGAACGTTTTCCGTATCCTGTGTAGCAGCTATCATATACGCTTGTTGGGCCTTGGCCTCCAACATCTGCATGCGTTCTGGAGCATAAATAGCCGCCAAACGTGCTGCCAAGCCAGATGCCAAGGCGTCCATCCAGCGGTAGGGGATGTCAACCGTCTGTGCGTCCGTTAATTCAGCATCTTGAATTTGCGTAACCGCATAATAGTTCAATGTATAAACATTGCTCTGATCCGGAACGGGCCACAATGTAACCGTTGGGTTAATTAAGCGGTCAAACCAGAACACCGTAGGCGGTGCTTGCTGCAACTTATTAGGCGTTTGGCTGTATTCTGTGCGGGAAATAGGCATAATAACACGGTCAAACTGCGATGAAGTGCCAGTATTCTGCTGAATAACGGCATCAAGAATCATCACAACCTTTTGCGGGACCGTATATGTCGTTTGGCCCTGCACCAATGGCACGGAAATAAGCACAACTTCCCACAAGTTAACCCCTTGGTTAGCCCAAGAGGCAAGCATGAGGTTGGTTTCAAATCGTGCATCCGTCATATGCTCTTGCATAATAGCGGTCCTGCGTACACCGCAACGTGCATACGCATTCAAGACGATTTCGCCAAGCGACGGATTAAACGTATAAGTGCCGCTGGTGGTCATTTTCTATCCTTAGAAGATAGTACCGTCGTTTGCTACTAAATAGCCGCCCGCAAAAATTGACCCAACAAATGGACCGCCAGTGTTAGATTTCATTTGAAATTGAATATCTGTGCCGCCGGGGTGCGCTGGAGCAATCGTGTATGGAATATTAAAAATTTGCACAAACGGAGATTGAGAAAGCAAAGTTGTATTGCCATTCACCGTATAAGTGTATCCATTTTCAACAACTGTGCCGGAAAGGTTAAATTTATTTGATTCCGCATAAAGCATGTAGTTGCTGGATGTAAACCCAATGCTGGCGTTACCTTGAACATATGTCAAATAAAACGTAAAACCATTTGGAACCGTATAAATTGACATTTGCGTCTGACCAATACCCGCATTAATTTGCGCGTAAAGAACGGTTGAAATTTTAGCGGTAATAATGCCCGCATTTAAACCATTAGTAACAAACAGCCCGTTAATGCGATAATAAGAATTAGTGGTGGTTGCTGTTCCGGACCCGTTTAATGTTACAAGTTCCGAAAGAACGTTAAAACTTGAATCCAAACCATTAACTTGAACAATTAAGCCAGCATCCGTTGCGCCAGATGCGCTAAGAAGAACAATTTGACCAGCAGAACTTGGGTACGCGTATGCGCCGCCAGATTGCGTCAAACCTTCCCACAATGGGCCAAGGGCAGTCCCTGCAACTTGTGTGCTGTACCCAAAAATCTCAACAGGCTGATGACCCGTAATTTGGTTACGTGCAACCTGCAATTCAAAAGGCTCATGTAAGCCACGTTTAGTAACAGAATCGTTAATGACAAAGGCTTGACTGGTCATAATTATTTACCCTTTTTACGTGCTATTGCTGCATTATCTACCAGATTTGGGTAGGGACGGCCAGCCGCCCGTGCATGTGCTTTTGCAAGAGATTTCTGTTTGGTGGTTAAATGTTTGTGGTGTGCATCTTTTTCAGCAGGATGCTCCCAAAAAGGTTTCTTTTCCATTATTTTTGCACCAATAAAATAATAATGATGCCGGAAAGGATAACATTGACAATTTCACCGAATGATAAACCTACAACCATGTTAGCAACCCCATTTTCTAAGTGCTTTGTTAACCCTGCTTTCAGGATCATGTGCATTTTTGTGATTCGTCATTTTAGACCGCATCCCTTCCATCCGGCTGCAAAATGACTTGTGCCGGGAGTTATGCGTATCTTTCGTTGGAGCCTTTAAGGTTCCGCCCGTTTCAGAATGATATGAAGCCCGTCCTTTGGCATTTAAGCCACCGGATGGGGATTTGCCTTCTGATCTTGTCCATGCAGCAGTCATATGGTCCTCCGAAGAAAGAAGGGGGCCGCAGCCCCCCACTTAATCGTGCATTTTCTTCAACGTCTGAGCAAGTTTGGCGCGTTTAGCAAGAGTAGGGTTCGTGCTATGCGCCGCCTTAGCTAACTTCTTGGCGGGGATTTTCTCCCCCGCCGGAACGTGAAGTTGTCGGTGAAGCGCACCGGGATGCTTGATAGCACCCTGAATCCACTTCGCTCCGCCGCCATCAGCATGATGCTGACGGCTTACGACTCCCCCGGCTCCACCATACGGCCAGCAGGGGTCTTAACCTTGTTGGCTGCGGAGAAAGGACGCATTTCAGCGCCGCCAGCAACTGCGCCACCCGATTTACGGGCAGGGCGGTCAAGGCGGTGATGAGCATGCTTGCCGTGCATTTCAAGGTGCTTATGCGCCTTGTGAGTACGGCCACCGCGTTTACGGGCGGCATGCTTTTCTTCTGCTTCGTGTACGGTATGCGAACCAGCGCCAGCGTAAACTTCCTTTGGCGTTGGATCTTCGTCTACTTCACCATGCATTGGCGACTCAACCTTACCACCCTTTTTGTGGGCAGCACGTTTCATCGTATGCATAGAATGCTTCTTAACCATGTGATGAGCATGACCGCCATGAGCATGGTGACCATGATGTTCAGAATGATGCTTCATGGGTTACTCCTTAAAAGTTGTAATACTGGGTTAAACCAAACAAGCCAGTTGCAGACTGAACATTGTAGGCTTGCGGAATCTGGCGGAACGAATACTTGTTCGTGCCAGTGGAAGGCGTAAGATTAACACCCGACGCATTCGCAAGGTCAATCGTGCCACGGACATCGCCCGTTGTTGCGGACGGTGTAGTACGGTCAGCAGGTAAGAATCCGTTTGCAGCAAAACCCGTGTTAACACTCAAAACAGTCTGAGAGTTACCAGAATTTACTACAACTTCAGCAGCCGTATCCGAACGAACAGGAAGGCCAACAATTGCGGTTGTACCAACGGAGTAAGCATGTGTAGCATCAGCAGCGTTAAGAACAACACTCTTGATGTACTTGAATGCTTTCTTACCGTTAACAGCGTTACCTGCCGAAATCGTAATGTTTTCCGACATTGGATATCCGTAGACATCGTAGCCGTTAACAGTCGCGGTTGTAGCAGTAGCACTTGCTGCCGCAGTAACACTTACTGCGCGGCCAACCATAGCCATTGGATTCCACAACCAGATTGAAGGAGTCTGGATGTTTGTTGGAATAGCGCACTGTTGCACGTTTGGATAAGCCAAAGTGACCGTTCCAGACGTGAAAGTCACGTTCTGACTAAGCTGATAAGTACCAGTTTGTCCGTTACCAACCGTTGATGAAGTTCCGGTCGTGGTCAATTGGGAGCCAATATACACACCAGAAGATGCACCAAGA